AATATCGCCCAACGTGTCAGTATTAAATGGTATGCTGATTCCGGATATCAGCAAAGACCCATACGTTCTGGTCACAGGCTGAAGGTTCATGACGATCCGCTTGATAATAACGTCACGATCAAAAACGATCCGCTTCATCTTCATCGCCGCAGTCGGACCAGATACGCTCTCTGTCGGCGTTGCCTGTTTGTAGATTGTCTGCCCGGCGACTAGGTAAATCTCTCCGTCGTGCTCAAAAATCTGGCTAACGGGGGAATCGAATTCCATATGACTCCAAGCCCCATTGGTTGCCAAATGCAAGATCCACACTCCGGACGATCCATTCGGATTGATGAATATCTGAGCCTTGGAGGGCGCGTACCAAACGCGCGCCGCCGTGGTAGCCATGTTTGCCAGGTACCGATCGACCTTTTCGGAGACCGTATGCTGAAGCATGTCCCCATACTTCTCCGTCACACTCAGGGCACGGAAGCCTTCCCTGCCAAGGTACATCACGTCATTAGCAACACGAATCGCCGTGTGCTTTGAAATAATTGATGACTCGAGATGGTTCTGGTTTTCCTTAACGACCCAGTCTGGGAATTCCCCGATTACGCGGTAAACATGGCCGTTGCTTTTGAATACTACGATGTCGGTAGGCATAGGGACAACAGCGATAATGTCGCCGGAGTCTTTATAACCAACCTCAATCTCCTTGCTTGTAGAATCGATGGCCGGATCATCCACCCATCCAGATACATCCCCGACAGCCGAATAAATCAACTTGTCATACATAGATCTCGCAACCACCACACGCCCCGCTGGGCCACGGACGAACACGATGTCGGCCTCGGGCGCACCAGAAACATTGGACAACGTTGTCCCATCGTAGCTCTGGAGCTGTCCGCCAGAGGCAATCAAAACCTGTCGCGGAGACTGGTCCCACAAGGCAAAAGACGGGACATTCGCTCCGGTCAGCGTTCCAGTCACAGGGGTCGCGCTACCGGTAGAAAACGGAATTTTATGCAGGCTACTACCACAAGCGACAAGCATGTAATCGTCAGGCGCGTTGACGAAAACCTCGTCGATGGCCTGTCCAACATCGCAATATTCGATGAATGGATAAACGACTCTCGGATGGCCCGTGATCGTGTCATATTCCCAGTTCGTAAGCACCTGCAACTCGTTCATCGCCAACGACTCAGCCGCTACACCGTACACTTCACCGCCGGAAAAATCGGAGAAGTCCAGGACATGCATGCGCTCCGGATGCTTCGTAGAGGCTTTAGGCATTGGTCCCGAACACTCTCTGCGGGTTCACCGCTTCGGCAAGCTGCACGTCCTGGGAGACGTCGTATTCGTTGCGGTTTAGAGCATGGGCAGCCGCAAGAGCCAACAACCGAGGCGTGTATTGATCGGCATACGGCATGACATCCTCGAGTGCTGCAACTGGTTTCGGAAACTTGAACCACCTGGCATTAACGACACCGTTTTCGGGATAGACAAACCCGTTTGCAGCCACCATGGCATATTGCCCGGCCCAGCCACCGAACCGTTCCGGCAACGGGTCCCCATAGGAGAGGTACCCGCTCTCGACGACAAGAGAGGGATCTCCGACGGCGATCATCTCAGTCGTATGCTGCACAATGGCAGCGTTGGTGTAATCGATCAACTCCGCGTCGGTATACTCGATGCGGTCGGTGTCAAAAATCCGCTTGCGCAGCATTGTCAAAAAGTCATTGACGGTCATGGTTTACCCCCCCTAAATCAGGCCGGGTTTGTCCGGGAGTTCCCCGAAGGCGGATTCAGCGATCCTGCCGGCGTAACGCTGAGCCAACGCTAGTAGCCCCTCGTAGTCGAGCTTCAATGCAGCGAACGCCATGAGGCGAACGGGCAGCTCCATTGACCCGGGAAGATCGACGGTGTCCTCGATGTCATCGATCTCTGGAGCCACAACATGGTACTGAATAAAAACCTGCGTTTCCCCTGGATCGGTGTGAATTCCGCTTCCTGAAATGAAATACATGTTTTTAAGAGATGAATAATCGCTTGTGGCCGGAGTCAGTATTGTCTCATCGGAAGCCTCGGGCCCGGCCCATGCGGCGACAATGGACGCATAGTCGAATGGAAGCAACGCCCTACCTTCTGTAAGGTCGAGGACGGCCGTTTTTTGTGTCGCGTGGACACCAAGTTCCGCGCACTCGGCGTAAAGGGCGTCGAGCGCGGTATTCACGGCGTCGAGAATTTCGTAGTCCGAAACACGTGTTTTCCCTGCGTCACGCAGGGCATATCGAAGAGACCGAGCGATGCGTTTTATCTGTATCACCTACAACGCCCCCTCGGAGTTTCTCCATTCGGGATGTAGTCTAATGAGTCTACGCATGGCGGCGTCGGCCTCTTTCCCGCTCCCGATCATTGCAACCAGGGCGTCCTGGTTCCCTTCGTTGATAAGCCGCTCCATCTCCATAAGCGGGATCGAGGCGACTCGCCGCAGGTTCCCGCCGAAACCGAGGGATCCCTTGGAGAACCCCTTGCCGGCGACGGCTCTTTCCCTCGCGTTATCGATCTCGTACTGTGTCGTATCGTATGTGTGCCTGATCTTGATTCCTTCTTTGTCTTCCCACATCTCGGTCCGGATCATGTCGTTCCTCCGTAATAAAAGGGGCGCGGGCAATAAGCCCGCACCCCGACATGTTGTCCTTAGCTATAAGAACCGGTTCGTTATAAAGCCCCTCAGTCGGATCGGGGGTGTGCCGGGTGCAGTCCGCTACGCAGCCCGACCCGGCACCAGGGGGTAACACGCTAGACGCTCAGAGCGAGGTCGGAGATTATGGCGCTCGCCTTCTCCGCCTTTCCTTCGAGGGTCAGCTCGCCGAGAAGGATCTGCTTCTCGCTGTCTCCCGTTTTGGGCAGGTTGTACTTCTTGACGGGGCGGAAGAAGCTCAGCCCCCAGTACTCGGTGTCGAGAATGTAAATCTTATCGTTAGGCATCCACCGATCGGGGATGATCTTGACAACGCCGAAATCCGATTCGTAGACGTCGATCTTCCTGGTCAGTTTGGTATCTTTGACGGGGAAGGTTCTGTCCACATTGGTGGTCCAGTTGCTGATGATCCTCTTGTTGCCGCCGCTGACGACAACGACGCGGGGATTTCCGCCGGCGTCCCAGGCGCTCTGGAGCCCATCGTTCAGGATCTCTTCGGTAATCACGCGGGCTACGCCGCTATTATCGTTAACGTTGGTGGTCACGAAGTAGGGTATTCCGCCCATCTTGCGGGCAACCGTGGCGGACCCCTGGACAGCGGTTTCGTTTTCGATGATCGCCTTCTCTATGTCCAGAGACATGGCCTTCATGGCCTTGCGCATCTGGTAGGCGATCTCCGAGGTGAGTCCATACTTCAGGGTCTTCTCCTGGGAACCGGTGACGCGGTACCCGCGACGCATGATCTGCGTGTAGTTGGACAGCTCCGTACGGGTCCCGGGGTCTTCGACCTCGAACTCCGCGCCTTCCACGACGGCGTTGTCCCTGGGATCAGGCAGCGTATCCTCAAGCCATGAATGCACGCGTGCCGTGGCGTTGTCGCCTCGGCCTATAGCCTTGGTGATCGGGGTGTCGTCGGGGCTGATGTTGATGATGAGGTTGGACATGTCGTCCTTGTTACCAACGGCGACATAGGTGTTAAGTCCCACCGTGTACTCCTCCTATTCGACGAATCCTCCCTTGATGAGAAATTCAACCTGATCATCCTTGGACATGGCGCCGAACTCGCTCGCGGAAACCTTCGGTTTCCCCGCCGTCGGCTCTCCCTTGGATCCTCCGGACTTCTCCGTCAAGGGGGGTTCAGGTTTTTTGTTTTGTGCGTACCAGTCGGCACGGCATTTATCGAACCACTTCTTGAGCCCCTGGATGTTGCCTTTCGCAAACTCGGCCTGCATCTCGTCACGCTGGTAGGCCGGCATGTTCAACGCCCACTTCGGGAAATAGTCGTAAATGGACTGGAAGTTCGGCTCCTTCTGTTGGTACTCGGCGATAAGACCGTCAAATTCCTGACGCCTCTGCTGTTCCTCGGCTTCCAGTCGTTTCTGCTGTTCCGCTTGAAGCTGTCGCTCGGCGATCTGACTCTTGTACGAGTCATAGAGCTGGCTGACCGCAAGCTGGAGCGTGGACTGGTGCGCCGTATCAAAGGGGTCGAAATCCCTCTCCGAAATCCCGAGCATCTGGCATGCCTGGCGTTTCGCGTAATCGGAGATCTGCCGGGCAAAGCTGGCACGGTCCATGGGCTGTTGCTGCTGTTGAGGCTGCTGTTGCGCCTGCTGTTGGAATTGCTCGCGCTGAGCCTTAAGTTCCTCGGCGAGCGCCTCGAGACTCTTTCTGGTAGCCGACAGGGTCTCGAGCTTCTTCCCGAAACCTGCACGCATCCGGTTGTAGACTTCCTTGAGCTCCGGGGGGAGGCGTTGGACGTCCACGTTTTCGAAATCCGTCTGATCCAGTTCTTCCGGGGTGTACTGATTGTCCGGCTTGGCTCCGGGTTCAGTCTCCACCGTATCCTGGGTCTCGGGTTCCGGTTCAGGTTCGGGTTCCATATCGGGCTCGGGCGCGGTCTCCGGGTCGCCACCTGTCTCTGCGGCAGGCTCGTTGTCCGGTTCCGGGCCGAAGTCACCGACCACCTGGCCGTTGACGATCAGGTTGCCTTCTTCGTCAATGGCGAACTCTTCCGCTCCAGGGTCCAGAATCTGGTTGTCCTGGTTTTCAATTGTCATTCTGTTGTCCTCCCTGTGCCGGTCCCGAACATTTCGGGTTGTCGGCATATAAATGTTTACCGCAGATATTGCCCGGTCCCCGATGGGGTTGTCGGGCAAGCGGTGATACCATCGCTAAAGTTCTTCCGTCTGTTCCTGCTCGACGAGCTTGCCGTCGAGGATAAGGCTCTCGATCTGTTCGACGAACCGCTCCTTGGCGACTAACAGGCACCGGATCTCATAGACATCATCGCGGTCTAAGTTCTTGCGTTTGAGCGATTGGATAAGCTCCGCCTCCCAGGCGTCCAGCGACCTCCGGAGGAAGTCCCGACAAGTCGCCGCCTGCTCCGCCTGCTTGAGCCGTAGGGATGTTCTGTTGTACTCCTGGGAATCCTGGGACACCAGGCATCATTCCTTCCTGTTCGGGGATGAAGTAGTCGTCCGGCGACTCCATCCCGCTGATCTTGAGTAGTTCCTTCCCGGCCTTGGCATAATGCTGCGGGGTCGCCTGTTGAAGCTGCAAGGCCATGGGGAAAATCTGGGCAAGGTAAATCTGCAGGGCGCGGAACCGCTGCTCCTTCTCCCCTATGCCGACACCGGCATGGACCACCAGGTCAAAGTTGCCCTCGAGGTCGTCCATGGTTACCTCGATGGGTTCGTTGAGAAGACGCACCACCTGGCGATGGTCGCCGTACAGGGTGTTCAGCTTGATCAGGTGGCGCATCATATCCACCACCCCGCCATCGGTTTCGGCAAACCGGCGGATGATAGCGTTGAGCTTGGCATCCCCCGCATCGAAAAGAAGCTGCATCCCGGTGGCGGTATCCGTTTTTGCCCCTTCGCCCTGTCCGCGCATGATCCGCGAGCGCCCCGACAGTTGCTCGATGTGCCTTTCGATGATCTCAAGAAAGGGCATCGTCCATTGAGCCAACGGCTGCACGGGCTGCGGGAACACACACTCGCGGGGGTTGCCGTTCACCCTGACCCACTGCTTGTCCTTGAGCAGGTCGTCATGGTTGATGGAATTTCCGTTGATAAATGTCCTGGGATCGTTGTTCAGAGAGAGGTTCACCGAAATCTGGCGGAAGATGGCGGTCTTGAAGTGTTGCCATTCACCGATGATGTCGGCAAAGCACGTATCCCCGAAAACCTTGTAGGGATCCTTGTACGCCGAAAGCCAGAAGAAGGGATGACGGCCGTTGCGGTTTTTATCCAGGCGAATCAGCATCCCGTTGCACATGGTCGCCACGATGGGTTCCATGACACCGTCGCCGTCTATGTCGCTCGACAGGTAAACCTCGTCGATGTGCAGTCTCTTCGCGGCTTCCTCGTAAGCCGTCTCGTCATGGAGCTTAGGGTTGCGCTCCAGTTCAAATTCGGTGTACTCCGCAGCGGGGGCGTCCTTGATTGCCTGCTCGACGTTCTCATAGACGCCGGCCTTTTCGCGCCTCCGCAACAGGTCGACCGTCACGGGGATATGCTGGGCGATCATGGGCACGTCGGCGCCGAGGGTCTTCGCCCATGGCGTCCAGCGCAGCTCGGAGATAGGCACATTCTCCAGGACGGGCTGGTTCTTCAGGTACGATCGCTGTACGTAGACGACGTGGACAATGTCATCGGTCTCCGTTTCCGTGACCTTCCTGATCTCCACGTCGGGGTCCACGGTGAGCATCGCCAGGTTCTCCCGGCTCATGAAAAGCTCGCGCTGCTGGGCTTTCGCCGTGCGCTCCCAGTACAACTTCACCGCGCCTATGTTCAGATACAGCGCTTCCTCGAGCCAATCCGCGAAAACGGTAAAGCCGCGGTTCAGCACCTGGAGCTGATGGTTCAGGAGCTTGCGCGTCTTGACGGCGCGCTGCCAATCCTCGTCGGATTTTGCAGAGACGGTCACTACGGAGTCATCGGCAAAGAAGGCCTTCATCATGTCAGGAAGCATCCACTCGATGACGTTCCTTACGTCAAAGCTCCTGGCCTCGGACTTCTTCGACAATCGCGGGAACAGCTCGCGGTAGAAGCTCTTCGCCGCGTCGTATATCCTCGCACGCCGGATGATCTCCGGCTCGATGGTCTCCTCGTAATACTCCTGCGCTTCCGTAAGCTCAGCCTTGATCCTCTCGGTGAGCGCATCGCGTTTCTTCTTGCTCAGCGTTTTAAGTAACGACATGCCGGCCTCCTATGTGACAAAACTGTGACAAAACCCCCCATTTTCTGTGACAAAACCGTGACAAAACCTGTGACAAAACCTGTGACAAAAACTACATCGTCCCGGCCACGGGGATCTCTATGGGCTCCCCGAAGGGGTCCGCGTTGCCCCAGGAGGATGGGGGGCCGGCGATCTGTTCGGCGTAGGCAAGGCAGTCGGCAAGGTCGTCGTGTGCGGACTTGCATCCTGTAGGCGTAAGCGAAAGGAGTTGGGCTTTGAGTTCTCTGAGCCACGCCGGATCCCCCTGGGGAAACCATATCGTTCCCGCCGCGAACCGCGGCTGGAGCAGCTGTATTCTCTGGGCTTTCTTCATCTTCGCCTTCAACGGATGAACCTCGAAGAAGATGTTGCGCTTCGGCATCTCCTTTTTCACGAAATGCTCTATCGCGGCCTGGTAGGCCACTTTCTCGATCCCGACCGATACGGGACGGTAGGTCGCCACCATCTGGAAGATGGAGTCTATGAGGCGGCTGGGATTCCACCGGCCGTAATCCATGTCCAGGACGAACCAGTGATTCTCCTTGGTGACCCCCACGCAACAGACGACGGAGTAATCCGCACCCTCCTTCTCGGAGATGGCGGGATCCACCGTGACGTAGGTATTCATCTGGTACGGTGATATATCCCTCGGGTCATACGTCTGGAACCATTCAGGCTTGATGATCTGCTGGTCAGGAGAAACGGCGATACACATGCGTTCCCTGTACCAGACGTCGGTCTTGCCCATTTCGACGAAGGCGTCCCGTTCCTTGTAAATCTCCTCGAGACAGTACTTCGCCGGCCAATTCGAGTTCCCGTTCTTATCCAGGATCGGAATACGCATGGTCTCGAAGTCTAGTTCGTCGGCGTACTTGAACACCCGTTCGAGAATGCACTTCTCTCCCAGGTTGTTCCCGATCAGAAATATCCGCGTATGCTGGCCAAGGTATTTGATGTCTGACAAAAACCACCGCCAGTCTTTTTCTAAAATAGTGTCAGATTCAGCGTCCTCAAGATCCTGGGGATCGTCGATGACCACCAGGTCAGGACGCCTTCCACGGTGAGTCAACCCCCGGACGGAAGCTCCCTTACCGTATGCCTCGATCCTGACGTTGATCTTCCTGTCCATCTCGTCCAGGACAACGACCTCGTAGGCGTACTGATTGTCAACCTTCTTTTCAACAAGATTCGCGCTAAGCGCCGTATTACGGGGATCCTCGTATTCATCCTTGATCTCCTTCAAACGATTGCTCGCAGCGTTCTGCGACGACAGGATAAAAACGATGTACTGGCAATCCTGGCTGGGGAAGGCCAACCGGTGAATGGCGTTTCCGCGGATAACGTACTGCGTCTTCCCGCTCTCACGGAATCCCTCTATCGCAAAGTTCCGGTCACCACGGAGGAGGATGTCATCCCACTTGTAGTGAAACCATGCACACTCGACATCCTTCGCGTCCCTGAAAAACTGCTCACGCAACTCGACAATCGATTCACGCGCCAAAAAGAGCTTCCGCGCCATCTCCTGCGCCAGAAGCCCCTCGTCAGTGGCGACCCCCGTCTTTTCATTCCTCTTCGTCATCGGCAATCCGCCAGTCGTCGCTCAAAAGATCAGCACTCTCGGGATGCCAAACAGACTCGACACCCCGGAAGTTATGCATAACAAAACCAGCCCGGAGGTAAATCCGCTCACCTGGGTACCAATCCATACGGTAACAGCTCTCGCAACGAAGGAGAGCATTCATGGCTTCGCCAATGTCCATGGGAAAACCCCCGTGATTTTTCAAAAAATTTTTTGGGGAGGAGGTTTTGGGAAACACCGGGGGTGGGTGCGGGAAAGTTTACCCCGGGGGTACAGAGGGTCCACCCCCACCCCCCTTCCCGCCCCCCCGGGGGGTCTATGGGTCTTAAGTCCCATATCCGTCCCCGACGTCAGACCACAATAGACGGCCCGTATGCAATTCGAAACCTCGAAAGGGTGTAAATGGTCGCTTACGTAAACTTCGTTCACCTCACGCCGCCTGTGTGCGTCGGGGAGAGAGTATGCGATCACTCTGAATCGTCTTCGTCCTGGTCTTCGTCGACCAGCTCGGTGTCATAGGTGTTTGCCTGTTCACGAATGCGGACCATCTCGTTCAGGAGCTCTCGAGCCGTGTTGGAGAGAGCCTGTTGGCTTAGTCTGTCTTTATCGTCAACGTTGACCTGTACCTGGGCGGGTTTCCCTAAGCCTCGATCCAACACGATCTCGATAGCCTTCAGCCTGTCCTGATCCTTCGCAGACTCGTCCACAGCAATACACCACGCTATTCGCAACGCATCCTTGCTCTTCTCACGTGCATACTTCAACGCCTCGGTGACTTCCTTGGATAACCCCGTCGGATTCCGCTTCTCACCTGGTTTTATGATCCACGGCTTCAAATGATCCGCTCGTCCCATTTCGCAACCGTCCCGTCTTTAACCCAAATGTTAGGCTCGCCCTAACATTCTTCCTGTCGTTCTAACTATTCTGACTCGCTCTTTTCCCGTTAAATCCTTGAAAAAAGACAAAAGACTGTAGGGGTCTTTCTCGCTTCGCTCGAAACACCCCGGTAGAACACGGAGATAGATACTCCATATGGGTCTTTAGGCTCATCACGGAATCCTGGAGAGAGGTTTTCTTTGGTTCAAAAGCATAGGGGTCGCCACCGTACATGGCAAAAAAGAAACGCCTTACGGCGTTTACTAAGTAATAGCTATAAATCTTTTGACTTTTTCTTTTGTTTTTTCTTTTTGGGGTATTTCGAACGTAGTGAGAAATACCCCTATGTTTGTTTTTTGTTTTTTGTTTTTTGTTTTTGACTTTGTATTTGACTTTTATCTTAGATAGCTTTCCTATCATACAAAATTGTATGACTCTCAGGCACAATTGTCAAGACCCCCCGGGGGTATTTTATCGAGCATTTCGTTCAAAAATGGGTCTTAAGTCCCATGCAGCCGTAGAAAAAATGAACCTCTTGGGTTTCGTGGCCCGATATGACTCACAGGCATGGCCGAGTTTTGTCACAGTTTTGTCACTAGTTTTGTCACAGTTTTGTCACTAGTTTTGTCACAGTTTTGTCACAAGCCCCCAAAGGGAAAAAAGACTGCCAAATGCAAGGGGGGCTTCGCCCCCCTGGCGACCCCCAAGCTTCGCTCTGGAGGTTTACGATTCCACAGAGGCTCTCGGAGAGTGGGCTGCATAGGATGGTTTGTTCCGCTCGCTCCGTGGCTTCGGACTGCGCTCTTCGCTTGTCCTACGCAACTCCGCTCGCTCAGATTGGCGGGCGCTTCAAAAGGAGAGAACCTTTTGATTCTAGCGGCTCAGGGAAAACGCCCTGGAGGGAAAAACATGCGTTTTCCCCTCGCCGCTATGCGCCCGCACCACCGTACTCTCTCTCTGTTTTTTTCCATTATCCCCGAACATAACAGTCAAGGGGCTTCGTGAATTGGCTTCGCCAATTCACTCCGAGCTTACGCTTCGCCAGGTGGCAATCATAACGTAGAACCTGATGGGAGCAATTCGATTGCCACCTGGCGACCCCTTGACTTCTTTGCCATACCGACCTTTGCTTCGCGCGCAAGTTATGCGCGCAGGCAGGTTTGATGCTAAAGGCTTCGCCTTTGCTTTATCGATATGGGGATATTCCAAAAAACAGAGAGAGCTTTTATAAAAAGGGAGGTGTATTTGATGAGAAGGATTATGGTAGTGAATGGGAAAAATTTAGTGAGGAGTGGAGGGAAGAGGTTTTATGTGGGAAGAAAGAGTAGTTGGAAAGAAGAGTTAGGAGAAGATTTGAGTGGGTTAGGTAATCCGTTTGTTATGGGAAGAGATGGAGGTAGAGAAGAAGTTGTTGAAAAATATGGAAAGTGGTTATTCCCGAAATTAAGAAAAGGTGTTGAGAGTAAAGAAAAGGAATTGTTTTTTAGGATAGTTGAGGAAGTTGAGAGTGGGAATGACATAGAGCTGGTTTGCTGGTGCAAACCCGCTC